AAACCGCGACCGAAACCACATGTTTGCGGTTTCGTCAACATCAAAAGGCGCAATCCAGATAGTCAACCCGACAGGCTCACCAGTGCGCTTATCCTTGATTTCAACAGGAAACAAAACATCATCGAACAATGCCGAAATATCAGCCATAATGCCCTCCTAAGGCGGTTAGGCGGGCTATCAACCCGCCTTTAAATTAGATTGCAGTAGGTTCAACAGTGATAGGCTTCTGCCCTGTCACCTTGATGCCGTAAGTTTGGTTATCAAACTCTTCGCCACCGCCGCCAGCGTCAACACTGGACGACACAAGCGCTCGGAAATAGCGGATAGTAGGCGTTGTGGTGGCTGTGCCATCCGCGTATTCGCGCTTGAAGGCGTATCTGTCACGGCTTTCTGCGGCGGTGTTAAGAATATCCTGACCTGCGTCCGAAGGATCACGGCCCACAGTCACCTCGGAAGCCATACCGTTCATGTAGCCCTTGGCGTCATCCGAGAAGTCAGTATTGACATAGCTCTGGGTTACAATATTGGTTTCGTAGCCAACTTGGGGAAGTGTCACAAGTTTGCCGACCTCCACCCACGTCAGGGCGGCGAAGGCCGCTTGGTTTAGGTCGGAATTTTGAACGGTAGCGCAGACGTAAAGCGTCCCGTCCATATTGAGTTGATCAGCCATTTCAAGCCCTTATGATAAAGCGACACAAGGCCGCAAGAAAACTGTTGACACTATAGCGCGGCTGGTGTATCTGTGCAAAAAGGCGACACATAAGGAGATACGTCGATGCAACTAGAAGCCGGGAAATACTACATGAATCGGGATGGCAGGAAGGTCGGGCCGATGCGAGTGTATGATACAGATTTTTTTGACTGTAACGATGACAATTCCGAACATTTTAGGAAAGATGGCACTGGCGTAGGCAATCAAGACATAATATCAGAATGGACGGACGCGCCTAAAAACCCCACCAACCCAATCGACCTACTAAAGCAAGCTGTGCATCAATACCTAATGGCAGGCGAAACGCGGAAAGCCTATGAGGTTCTTGAATTTGTGATCCATATGGAGAATGACGAATGACCAATAGTGAAATCCACTTCCAAGACCTATACGAATGGCTTGACGTCGCATACAACGCCGCTATGATGCTCGCCCAACCGCAACTCGCCATGCAATACATTGCGCAGATGCGGGCTATGGAAACTGCGGGAGTTGTGACAGCTAAGAAGGAGACTGTGCATTGATCGCGCTGTGGATCACCCCGCCGCCCGCCAGTTAACCTGCACCTGATACCGTTGCATCCCATGATCGACGTAGGCGGCTCCTATAACACGGGGCCGCTTTAATACTTGCACCCGACAATCCAGATACGAATACCATGCGCCCTTGTCAAAATGGTCCGCAATCCGCCCACAAAGACCAATACCTTGCGCGCTATCCCATGCCATCGGGATCATGACAGACAGGTTAAATACCCCACGATATTCGTCAACATCCGCCGCGCCGATGTATCGCGTGTCAGTGTCAAGTCGCACGTCCGTCACGATAACGTAAGCTGTAGTTGTTCCCGGCTGTTGCGGAACGTCTGGGGAGTAATGCACCGGACACTCAGTCCAAGCGGTAAGCCTAGACTTCAAAGCAAGGAAGATTTTGCCATCTGGGTTTGTTATTTGTGTCATGGATGAATGATATAGAAAACCGCTTGACATGGCAAAGTATGGGGGTTATTGTTTGGGCGTCAGATAGGAGGACAACATGCTAATCTTTGGCGAACATGATGAAGACACCATTGCGCAATTCAAAAATGCTGCGACGTTTGAAAGCGCCGCTGGTGCCGTGCTGTGTGCAGACGGACATTACGGATACGCCCATCCAATTGGCGGAGTGGTCGGGTATACCGATCACATTAGCGTTTCCGGTGTTGGATATGATATAGCATGTGGAAATATGGCGGTTTGCCTTGATGTAATGCGGTCTGAAATCTCGCAAGATACAGTTACAATTTTAAACGACATTGCAAAAGTCGTATCTTTTGGAGTTGGCAGGAAGAATAACGCACCAGTGGATCATCCTATTTTTGGAATGTTATCAAAATGGCAAAACGCGAACGCGCTAGGATTGCGTCAACTCGCATATGAACAACTTGGCACAGTTGGAAGCGGAAACCATTACGTTGACTTGATGGAAGATGAAAGTGGATTTGTGTGGATTGGCGTTCACTTTGGTTCACGTGGGCTTGGTCACAAAATCACAACCCAAGCACTAAAAAACATTGGTGCCGTTGATCGAATGGACGCCGACCCTGCGCTTATTGAAATTGGAACAGATCTTGCCGATGAATATTTGGCAGGTATGGAACTGGCTGGACTGTATGCCTACGCAGGTCGTGAGTGGGTAGTTGAATCCGTCCGAAAGATCATCGGCGGAAGCGCCACGAAAACAGTTCACAATCACCACAACTTCGCATGGCGTGAAACACACTTTGGAAAAGATATGTGGGTTGTTCGCAAAGGGGCAACGCCTGCTTTCCCCGGTCAATATGGTTTTGTTGGTGGTAGTATGGGTGACAATGCAGTAATTCTAAAGGGTGTTGATTGTGATCTTTCACGCATTGCTATGTATTCAACGGTTCATGGCGCTGGCCGCGTTATGGGACGCAATCAAGCCAAGAAAACCATTCAGAAAACTGAATGGCAAAAATGGATTGGAGATTATGGAGTAACTGTCCTTGGGGCTGATCTGGACGAAAGTCCGCAAGCATACCGCCGCTTGACAGACGTTTTGGAGTATCATAAGGATACTATTGAGATTTGCCATACGTTACGCCCATTTGGTGTTATTATGGCCGGATCAAACGAATTCGATCCTTATAAGGATTGACCGATGCAAACAGGCGAAAGCCTCAACGGTTGTAGGTGACGATGGGTAATATCGGAACCTTCACTAATCAGTGTGTGGGCAAGTCTGGTTAAGCTGCCTCACTTGGAATGAGGAGATCGCAGGTTCAAATCCTGCCACATTGACCAACTCACTTTTTCAGACGCGATGCGGCACGTCTCATAATTGATACATATTTAGCACTAACCGCCTCTACCCAATGCCGCCCAGCCTGATTAAAATACCGCCCCAAACTGTCAAACCCGACAAAGCCATAGTTAACGCGCATGGCATACGTCGTGCGGTAGACCATGGTTATCTTGTCGCCTAGTTTCAAGCTAGAGAATACACCCAAAGCCGCAAGATCGCCGCTTGTGCTATCGGCAAGGTTAGGCGGGCCAGCCGCAACTTCTCCATTCTTTCCCGCGATAAGACTTGACCGCAACAAACCAGTATCAACAGGCGTTGCGTCTCTAAGCGCAAGAAAGAAATCCAAACTACCCATCTGAAACGCCTCAGTTGCGCGCTCTTCTGTCGCCTTGGTCCACTTGCTTACAGCACTGGAAAACCCGCGATTTATGCCTAAGTTGCCGCCAACTATCCGCGCCATGCCTTAAGTCCTTTCCGGTCAATGGAATACCGCGATTGACACATGCAATTAATGATCTGATGCGCCCCGGCCCCGTAACTCGTATCGTGAGGGTGCATCATCGCCGTTCCATCATTTAGCACGAATGGAATGTGTAGGCCCCTGACTTGCGTTCCGTTCATCGCCACATGGCTAGGCCGATCACGCATTGCCCGCCCTGTGTGACGCCATTCCCTAATGACGAATTGCTCTGGCACTCCTGTTTTCTCTAGACCTTGCCGCCAAGCCTCATATTTGGCTTCTTCAATCGCCTTTAGCGTCTCAGTCCGTGCAATCGTTAACCCACGGTTCATAAGCGCGTTGCGTTCGTAATTCCGTTCAATCATCGCAATTTGTGCGGCGGATATTGTCTTATTCTCCGCAATCGCTTTTTCAAGCATCTTGCGCAGCCGCTTGTCTTTTAGCAACGTCATATCCAAAGCGCCGCGATAGTCGCCTTTATTTAGCTTTGCGCGCATTGACATAAGCCAATTGGCTTGCGTCTTTGATAGACCAAGAATACCACCAGTCCGGTTTCCACTTGGCCCAACTCGCCCGACAATATCCAGCGCAATGTCATCCCATTTTCGGCCAAAAGCGTATCCATCCGCAATGGTATCACGAACAGCGCTTTCCATATCAGAAGTGATATTGGTAATCAGCCCTGTTCCGATATTTCTAGCGTATTCCTCAGCCATTGGCGACGCCATGTTGAAACGGATAACCGCCTTAGTTCCATCTGGATAAATCCAAGACGTTCCGTTTACTGTGCTAATGCCAGCATTACCATACACGTTAAGTAATGCCCCGCGCAATTCCGAAAACGCCGCGTTGTCAATTCCAACCGCCGCAACAGCGCGTTCAGTGTCTCCACGTTTTAGAGCATCACGCAATGCGGTCAGTTTTGTCCCGTCACGAATATCCTTGATAGCCTTTTCAAAAGCCCGCTTGATAGCAGGCTCTTGAGTTTGGATTAGTTGTAACAGGTCATATTCAGTTGACATTAAGTAACTTTTCGGTTGGTGTCAGCAGTCAGCAGCGCGGTATCTGCGGCTGACATGCTACTATATGACGGGAAATTCGCCCCGGACTGTGACACACTGAGGTTGTCCTTGATGATCAGGTTATCCAACTCGTTACTGGTGTTTGTCCCGATCACCGAAATCCCGTTTGTTGCCGTGTGAACGATGTTTTGCATCACAATCGATGCCCGAACGCGGGTCAACTCGATGCCCGGTTTTGGGGTGCCAGCGGGGGATTTGACGGTATTTCCGCTCACGATGTTATGAGCCACGATGCCGCCAGAGTAGCCGAGGCCAAGCGCTTTGAACCGCGTGGACGAAACGCCCAGCACGTTGCCGACGATGGTGCAGCGGCTGGCATTTTCCAGCACCGTCTCATTGGTGCAGATATTTCCCGTCATGGTCAGATCAACGAACGTGCCGTTCGTGTTTAGCCCGCGAATGGATGCGATTGAGCCATCGAAACGGTTGTTAGCAATGACAACATTCGACAGA